CCTTTCTTGATAGAGGAGTTAATGAATCATATCATTAACGAATCGTCGGGACTAATAGGCAATAGTACCAAATCTGGGTCCTTATTATACACTTGTTTCCAGGTTCTAAGAACCTTGTTACCAAGCATCATAATAAGACCATTCCGTAAGGAATTGTGATCAACTTCCCTAATAATAGAATCTATTGTTGGGATTATAAGATTATCCAGAGGTAAGGATGATAAGTCCACATACCCCCCTGATTTTGCTTGTTTGTCGAAAAACTCAAGCCAAGGAATAATCCTATGGCGAGCGTTTTCTAAAACATTGCTCATCGGGATAACCATGTTGTCTTCACAGATTGCATCCCCGTTCATTAAATGAGACGGAGGATCCATAGCAATCGCCCCAATGTCCCTGATAAAGGACACTGTCTTCTTAGGTACATTTCGCAATCGATGGATAGCCTCTGTAAAAAGAGTGTTACCTACAATTTGCGGATTACTTCTGCAAGAGAACTTAGGTAGTTTAAACACAGTAGCGATGGTATTAAGTCCATCAACCTCACCTATCTTTCCGTTAACAATATTGCTAACAGTTAAGAACAGGCGGGTCTTTTTAACCAGCCGAGAAATTCGACCAGTTTTAAGATTACTGTATATAACTCTTACAAGTTCGGGAATAGTTACATCATTTCGATAACCTTGCTTGCGCAAAGCCACCAGAAATGGAACCAACAAGTGTATTCTATTCTTAACAGATATAAAACCACCTGTGGAGATGGGGGATACTTCTATCCCCTTAATCCACACTCTCTTAGCGAACTCAAGTGAGTCGCGAGAGATTAGAGTTTTAATAGGAGAAACTTTTACTCCTAGTTCTGTTAATCGTCGAAGATACAATCTTGCAACGGATCTGTTACAGATTACGACATCATCTCCCAGTACAAGGTAATTTCCTTTACAAGAAATTCCTAATTCGTCATAAATTGAACGAATGAGTATATGGTGAGACAAGGCGAATACTGCCCAAGATGAATAAGCCCCGAGTGGTTGTCCGACCGCAAACCTAACGGTATTGCCCGGAACACCCCACTTTTCGGGGACACTAAAATCTCGGTCTACCATCAACTGATACCAGCTCTCACCCCTATCCTTCCCAATTAATTGGGAAATCACATCTCTTTGTAGGGTGGCAGGGAATCGGTCAGTTGCCGAAGTCAGATCCAAACAATAATAAGGACCTGTTTTGGGCAAAATCACAACTTTGTCACCTTGTTCAAAGGTGCAATCTTCAGGGATATTCCTTAATAACTTATATAAGTAATCATGGAACCCCTTTAGGGCGGTCTGAGACCAGTAATCAAAGATGGCAATAACGCGTAACTTTCCATTCTTATCAGAAATACATGATAATCTCCCTGTTTTCGGTAGTTGCGGTTTAACCGTTACGTACTGGAGAGAGATTTCATAAAATTTCCCTAAGAGTCCGGATTGAACTATGGTATCTATAGCCTTCTTAAGTAGTTCCCCACCCACTCGTATTAGGTTTTCTAATAGGAGCGGTTGGTATAAAATAACCTCCAGATCCCCAAATAGGGATCCAAAAGCGTGCCCAAGGGGCCCGACTTTTGTTGAAGGATGGAACTCTTTAAAGAACCCGCTAGGGTACCTTAGGAACGTGTATTCCATCTTGCTTTAGTTTACAAACCCAAGTACTAACAAAGGATTGTAGCTTCGGATTAACCGTGCTCTCAGCCGATTGTGTAATAGCCCCAATATCAGGAATTCCGTCTAGGGTAATTCCCCTAGTAGCGGACAAGACAGTTAGACAAAATCTAATATCTTGTGGATCCTTAGAAGTGAGTGGCATGAAACTTAGGCAAGCAGGTAGACCCCCAGATTTTAGACGGATTTTATCCGTGTCCATCAAAGGGTTACTAGCCTGATAGCGTATATAATGTAAACGCAGCATATCAACTCTGCGTAATACATGTAACGTACTCTTATGGGATTTCTCCCATAGTTGTAATAAGTCAAAATACTTATCTACATGGGTACAACGATCCTTGTCCTTCCAATCGTTAAAGAATGACTTTACTAGAACTTTACAGTTCTGACGTAACATTTCTAAATTAATTTTAGTCATGTATTTATTAAATAAATAAGTCGCCAATACTAACATTAACATAATAGTATAATGTAATATTGAATTCTTTAAACTATTCTGTGTGTGGGCAGTTCATTATTGCCCTTAGCAACGCAGCAACAATTATTAAAGTCCACAGGAACTCTAACCTGTCCCAATTTCATTAGGATATAATCCGGGGGAAATTGGTTGTAATCCGCCTTATCAGCGG